GTCGCCTTGCTATTAAAAAAACGGCTACCTTTAGAGCTGTTGCAAGATTTACACATGGCTTGCAGATTATCGCTGGCCCACATATCGCCACCCTTTACACGTGGAATGATGTGGTCTACTGTATCTGCTGGCTGTCCACACATGCACTGTCTGCCATCTCGATCAAGGATCTGTAAGCGTAACTTCTTCCACTTGCCACTGCCTATCGCTTTATCGCTCAATGCCAACCCTTAATCTTGTAATGCTCTAATGCTTTACACATAGATCCATATCTATTGTTATTGTATTTAATACCCCACTCTACTTGCTTATATCCATCAACAGTAGCCAACCATTTAGATCTACCTTGTGGAATACCATAATGACTACCGTTACGTGCTTTAGGATTCCATCTAGATTCATAGAAGTACAACTCATCTAAGCAATAGAACTCATCTAAGTTATTAAGCTGCACAAATGCCCATTGTCTGTAGTGATTTGTTTTGTCATTAGCAACGGAATAATCTTTTATAAAGCAACTGCTTAATGCAATTAGCAATAGGGTGGCCCAAACTCTGCGCCTACCGGGCCTAGCCTTTGGCGGCCCAGCTTTTCGATTTAAGATCGAACGCTTTTTGTTCAGGGTAGCACGCCTTGTCAAATCAATCAGCATAACCGCAGGTCAGACGGCAAGTCATAATACGTAAATCATCTGTATCAATCCAAGTTTCATCCCAGCCACCAGTCATATAGACATCCATCCTATGTATTGTGCATCGGGATTATCTATAAGCCACTGCTGACGCAAAGCATTCTGATTGGCCCAATCTGCAGCTGTAGCCTCAGGCATTTTTACCCCATCCGCCACCTTTAAATATGAGACCAGGTGCGCTGTACATTCTTGACATTTGCAAATTACATTTAGGGCAACTCATTGGCCCAACCTCATCATCATAAGATTTATGTATTGATCCATAGGTGCCGCATTCATTACAGCTGTATTCATACGTTGGCATCTTTCGCTCCAATCAACTGGCAAGTGTGGCAGACCACGGTAATAAACTTCCAACTACCACACTTATCACATCTGGATATATCTGAATCAGTTACATCCAACGCTTCGGCTATATTCTTAACGCCTACGCATCCACAATCCATGCACTGATACGCCTTAAATCCATCAGGCATATCCAACTGATCAAGCCATAGGAACTCGGTGTTGCGTTTACAGCCATTACATTTGAATTGTGGGTGGCTCATGGTAATATTCTTATTGCCTACAGTTGCACTGAGTACAAATCAAGAAATTACCTGATTGCATCAGCCTGTCATCATTACAAGCTACACAAACATCGGTAGACGGTACAAACTTTACCTGGTCGTTCTCTATGCGCTCCAGGTAAGGTCCGCCTCTTAGTATCTCTACATATCCCATTTACTCACCCCCTTTGCCTTCTTCAGCATTGTCCGGCCAAAACCATGTACCTGCAGCTGTAAGTCTTGCCCACTTAGCATCACACTGATCTGACTTTTGTGCTGTGCATACATAACCTGCGTATGGTTTACCAGTCTTTGCTGTGCCTTCTTTTTTTACCATATCACCATGCCGGCAAGTAAAACTAACATCGACCACTTCACCAATTTGACTAATGTTTTCGCCAACAGTCCAAGCAATTGGCTTAGGTTCGTTATCAGTATCTTTAGATTGTGTGTCCACAATATGTAACGCATACTCCATCGCAGCCGATTTAGATCCTGGTCTGCCATATTTAGGTTTAAATGGTTCTGATTCTTTTGCATTTACCCTAGCCATTTCTTCTCGACTTGGTCCATTCTTTTCAGTACCGATATTAGCCACCTTAAAAGCAACGCCTCGAGCCGAAGTCGCACAATTTTCAAGCGCAAAATCCCTATTGACCCCACGATCCGATATGACTTCTTTCGCTTCGCCTGTTGCGAATGGTCTTTCATCAGCTGAGTCCCTAAATAATTCACATACCACAATGACTCTAGTGTCTGACTCCGAGATAATCTTTGTTCGTACTGCTCCATTCGGATACCTTTCCCAAAATATATTTGATCTTTCTTGAACTGTGGTGTAATCCTCTAAATTAAATGCCATTAGTCATTCCCCCACGTGAAGTTAATGTCGGTCTCTGCATCAAGGACTGTCTGGTATATTGAAATGTAAGCAAGTGCATCCTTGATACTGTCTTCATGGCTTGGAGATTCACTAAGCCTAGAAATTTTGAGCAGCGCCATACATAATGCGACTTGACTAGGTGTAATTGGATGGTCGAGGTATGCCGACCACAGTTCACTGATCCTTTTATGGTTTGTGTAAGGATGACCATAGATCGTTCCCCTTGTATGGACCAGATCGACAACATCGGCTAGCAGCTTCTCAGTTTTTGTCATAGTCAAATACCTCATCTGACTTTGCTTTAGTGTTTGTTAATCTGCGGTGCGAAGTCCACCCATCAGCCCGGCCTTTCCAGTACCCATTCTGAAATGCTGTGTCTCGGATTTCATGGATGATCCATGCAACTACTGTTAAAGCCACAATTGCATACATGAATACATAACCAAAGTTCTTTAAGTCTTCTATTGGATTCATGCGCTTGGTTGCATTCTTGCTTGAAATAACTCAATTACTACGCCATGTTGTACATCTTTATTCTTAATCATAAAAGTATCAATTTGAAGCAATACTTCATGTATTTGGTCTGCTAGGTCTGTTCGACCTAACTCGCTTAACAGCTGTATTGCATCATCCAGCGTGTCAATTGTCTCTGCTCTAAGAGTGTTATCTCTTATTACAGCTTGTGAATGTAGCAGTATTGATTCTGCAGTCATATAGCCCTTACTGTCCGCATATTTTGCGGTACAGGCATAGTGTTGCACCTGTGTACGACTTTGTGGATTATTTTGGGGCGTATTTGTATAACGATTAGATAACGATGTTACCCGTAATACCTGCCCAGTGCTGTGAATGAGCCATCCTTTGAGATAGGCACTAACGTTGGTGTTAGCGTCTTTCCAACGGCTTCTAGTATACCAATACCCATCTGCCAATTAGCGCTTCCATAGCGTAAATAAGAGGCTTTTTTTCTATCCATGAGATTGCCTACCTCAACCCCGTATAAGGCCCTGTAATGGCTTCCTACGCCTTCTGCGTAGGCACTCATGCCTAGTCTGTGGGTGTGGCCACACAATACAGATTTACCCCATTTTTTAGCCAGGTTAAGAGCTGTGATACCTGCGTGCTGAGACATGTTGCCTTCATCGCCATGGGCCAACATCCACCCTGGGTGAAACTCATAAGCAGTCTTGTGATACTCCATGCCCATATCTTTAAATCCCATAAAGGCTGGGTATTGTAATTCGGGTAAGCTGATTAACCCAGGCACCTTAAGCAAAGTGTTATATAAGCGATCAGTATGATTACTACGGATAATATGACACTCTCGGCTGTACTCACTGAGATCCCACAGTATCGACTTAGTAAGTTCCCGATCATCGTGAATGGTTTGGCGATAAGCCAGAGGTGTGCCTTCAGCCCATTTACTAATTGTGTTAAAGTCAATTTCATCCCCAACCACCAATACTGAATCAAACTTCTCCCGCCTTGCTAACTTAGTAACATTCTTTACAGCTGCTTCATGATGAAACGGCACCTGTAAATCGCTGATAACTAAGTAGCGCTTAATCGTCATCCTCTTCAAAATCATCAAGTGGATTTGTCATAGGATCTTTGGTGTCAATGATCCAGTCTGGATAACTTGACCTATCCATCGCAAACGCTAGAGCTGTACCTTCATCCATTCCAGATTTACGGCAAGCCATATAAACCTCATTAGCTGCTATTGCCCAGAAGTCTAATTTTGTAAGTACAGGCTCTTTAGTAGTCCTGCGCCTACGTGCAATCTTCTTCTTAGGTTTGCGTTTAGTAGCCATTTTAAAATTATGACTTACTAATTAAAATAAAGAGTTCATCGACACGCTTTTCTAGCCGTAAACTTCTTTGGTCGATTCTATCAACAGCGTCTTTTATTGAGCTGCCAGAATTCGGGCGTAACTCATTTAGCCAGTTTTTAACTAAAAAACGTAATCCGACTAGCACGCCTGATAGCACGGCCATAACGCCAGCGCCAAAGCCAGCCCATTCTGTAGGTGTCATGCTTCATTGGCACCGATGCCATAAGCATTATCGGATTTGTCTAAAGCCCTAACCGCTGGGCCTGCTAAAGCTGAGATAACTACAGCTAAAACAGGATCTAATCCCAGTTCATTACTTGCTAAAAATGTTAAAAATGAAACCAAGACGCCACGTGCGTATGATTTCAGCACTGCCTGTTGCTTCTTGCTTATCTTCATATCTTGCCCCCTATTAGTGGTATATCAAACGGAGATCCATCAAGATCGCCAGCCTTTGTAAAACTACAGTGCAAATGTTTTTTGTGCTGAT